CCTCCCCACACCCTCCTGACAGAGTGTATGCACCCTCCATGCACCCTCACCAGACCCTCTGGGGAAAGTGAAGATGAAAGTGAAGATGAAATAGAAGATGAAATAGAAGAAAGAAAATAGTAAAAGAAAGCCGTAAAAAATTTACGAATTTGGTATTGAAAAAAATTGTATAATTGACCAACGAAATTTCAGCAATGGAGCTCAGGGTAGTCAACAAGTCAGAAAAAGAAACCGAAATTGACATCGAAGGTGTCATAGGTTGGGACGATGAGGCCAGTTGGAGAAACATAAAAAAGCAACTTCTGGCGGTCGCAAATTCCAATGTCTCCAAGATCATAGTCAACATAAATTCACTTGGCGGCTTCGTAAATGACGGCCTTATGATCCACGATGCACTGAGGGCAAGCAAGGCACAGATCGAAACGAGAGTGTACTCAATGTCAGCTTCAGCAGCCACTGTAATAGCTCAGGCAGGGGATAAAAGGAAGATGTCAGCGAACGCATTGTACTTAGTGCACCACGCAATGAACGCAGCATGGGGCAATGTTTTTGAGATGGAGGCTGCTATCAAAGATCTCAAGAAAGTTGATGAAGTTCTGACGAATATCTATCTCAAGAAGGGGGCTGATGAGGCCAAGCTCAGGGAGCTGATGGATGACAACAACGGCAACGGGAGATGGATTGATGCAGAGGAAGCACTTGAAGCAGGATTGATTGACGAGATAATAGAACCGAGCAAGGCAGCAGCCTTTACTCAGGCTGAGCGCAACATATTCGACCAGTATCATTTACCACCAATACCAGAAAAATACATGAGCAAAAAATCATTTTTCCAGCAGGCGGTTGATGTTATCAAAAACTTCGGCAAGACGGAGGAAGAGATAGCCGCAGCCGAAGCTGCCGAAGCTGAAGCAGCAGCACAGGCAGAAACAGAGCAGGCAGAGACTGAGGAGCAGGAAACCGCAGAGGAGGCCGCAGAAACCGTACAGGAGGCCGAAACAGACACCGAGGCAGGGGAAACATCCACTGAGGGTGCTGAAGGTCAGGAAACCGAGGAAAACGAGGAAGAGGAAGAAACCGAGGAAGAGGAAGAGGAGGAGGAGGCCGAGGACACGGCACAGACCGAAAATGCACAGCTGAAGGAGACAATTCAGCAGCTGAACAGCCGCATTGAGGCACTTACAAGCCAGCTGAACGATGTTCAGTCAAAACTATCCAAGGCAGCAGCCAAGAGTACCAAGCCCAGAGGAGTGGTCGGACGTGAAGGTGATGAAACAGAAGACCTGAATGTTCCGTTCATGAAGGAGGTCAAAGCTCTCGATGAGAACTTTATGCTTGGCAAGCCTCTTGCAAATCCCAAGCCGAGGAAAGAAACAAAAACCGAATAACCAAAACACGACATGGCAAACTTTATTACCACATCCGTAAGCTGGTCAGGCAAAGAAACCTTTGATTACCTGATCAAACCGATGTTCGTTGGCAAGTCGCCCCTTGAAACTCAGGGGATCAGGGTCATGCCCAACGTACAGGACAAGCAGCTCCTGAACTACTTCAACCCGATCGCAAAGATGCTGAAGGCAGCTGCGGTTGGCTTCAGCGGTTCAACTGGAGCAACCTACAGCCAGAGGACACTCGAAGTGTTCAAGATGAAGGCTGAACAGGAGACAGACGCAACTGTTTTCTACAACACCGTTTTCGGTCAGCTCCTGAATAAGGGCAACTGGAACGACCTCTCAACAGGAGACAAGGCAGCAATGCTCCAGAAAGTCCTGACCGAGATGTTCATGATGGGACTTGGCTCAGACATTTATCGCCAGTACTGGCTGTCTGACAAGAAAAAGGAGACGATCAGCTCTGGTGTGATCACTGGAACTGCTGATGCCGACTACAACACCTATGACGGCATCTGGAGAAAGATCTTTGACAACTCCAGCACCACGCCCAGCGCAACCCAGATCAAGAGGATTGCAGTTACTGACGGAGCAGTTGCTCAGGTTGAAACAGTCACAGCCACCACAGGAAGCTCAGGCGACCTGATCATTGACATGGGCGGTGTGTCATACACGCAGGCCTATGCATCATCACTTGATGCAACCTGTGACGCATGGAGGACAACCCACGCAGCAGCTCTCGCACTGAGAGGCATCACCGTTGGTGACGGAGGCTCGGCAGCCATATCCTTCACCTCAGCTGTAGCAGGCCAGCCGATACCTGTTCCTGCATTTAACGGCTCGTCCACAATCACTGGCACGGTGGCTCACACCACTGCAAACACAGCTCCCTCAGCTCTTTCAGCAGGCGAGGCTCACCAGATCCTCACAAGCCTCTGGACAGGAGCACCGAAGGAACTGAAGCAGATCCCGAAGAACATGAAGGCATTTTATGTCGGGGATCTTGTGTATGAGAACCTGATCGCTTACCTTGAAAGCACCTCATGGACTGCCAACGGCTATGCCAATCTGGTCAACGGAACAGAGGAAATAATCACCTTCAGGGGCATCCCCGTCATCAATATCGGCTGGGATTATCACCTTGACGCTGACTTCCCACACGCATCTGGAAGCCTCTGGGCTTATCCTCACAGGGTCATTTATTCAGCAATGGATAACCTGATCCTTGGTATTGACGGAGCAAACGAGTTCAACTCGTATGACTTCTGGTTCAACAAGGATCTTGAAATGAACCGCTGGAGGGCTAAGCTCATAATGGGCCCCGAATACGTCCACAACAAACTCATGGCTGTGGCTTACTAGTCTCAAAAGGAGGTAAGAAATGGCACTCGTAAAGTTCGCACGGACGTGCGCAAAAAACACCTCAGGGGCATCGGTGCTGGCTATTGCCGAAGTCGCCAATGTCACTGGGATCACAGTCACGGCAGGGGAAATCTCTGGTGTGACTGGTACAACTCCCTTCAAGCAGATAGACGTTGATCAGGATAGTCTGAAGTGGGACGAGAATGTCGAAAAGGTTGGAAATAACAATATCAAAGTTACCGAGGCTGTTGACTTCGCTATCTCCAAGCCAGACAAGACTTCAGTAACCCTGATGCAGTCATTGATTGACGGGTCTCCGTGTGGCCTTCTCGCTATTGTTCTTGACGGAAACGGCAAGGCATGGATGGTTGGCTACAACGCAGTTGACGGAATGAACAGACCTCTCAGGCTTAACAGCGCACCGAGAACGACAGGCCAGAGCCCTTCAGATGAAGGAGGCCAGACGATGCAGGTGCAGCTTGGTACTGAAGGAGGTGGCCTTGCCCTTCCGTTCGACACCACCCTCACAGGTGCAATCGTAGCAGGAACTTCAACCATAATTGACTGGAACTAATGAACATAAAAGCTAAGCACAAGGACAGCGTAGTGACCTATGCTCAGGGAGGAAGGTCATACACGGTGAAGCTCTCAGAAGCGACACCTGAGCAGCTCAAAAAGGTGAAAGAGATTTTCCCAGAGCTGTTTGAGAAAGACACCGTTAAGTAGTAACCCGAAAAAAGGGGGCGGGCGACCCCGCCCCTTCTTTTTTATGAAGTCCAGCAAGTTCAGAACAATCAACTACGTTCCTGACTACGACCTGAAGCCAGACAAGAAGGTCGTGGAACTGAAGCTGACGGACTATGTTCCGTTTGGCTCAGACAATCTCTTTCCTCAGGCTACGGCATTGTTCGCAAGGAGCTCCCCAGTTCACAGGGGGATAATAAACTCGAAGAGAACGTATGTCATAGGCTCAGGGCTTGCCTCAGAGGACGAGCAGCTGCTTGAGGAGTTCAATAGTATCAATTACGAGGGCGAAGGGCTCAGATCGTTAGCATCACGCTTCTATCTTGACCGATACATGGGTGGCAACACATACCTTGAGGTCATAACAGATGCAGCCAGATCCTTTCTTTACTTCAATGTGATTGACTACACTAAGGTCAGGCTCTCAAAGGACACAGAGGAGGCAATTGTTCACCCAGACTGGACTGCATATAGGGGCACGGCAGACGAGCGTTCTGTGCGCATAGCACTTTACCCAGAGTTCACAGAGGATGTGAATGAATACGGGATTGCTGTTTACAGGTCTTTGATGCACGTCAAGGACTACGAGCCAGAGTTCTCGTATTACGGAGTGCCTATGTGGATGAGCGGAAAAGACAGCATCCTCATAGATCTCAAGACGAATAAGTGGAACTTGTCACGTCTGAAAAATGCGTTCCACGTCTCTGGCTTCCTTGTCGTCCCAGTGAAGGACAAAAGGGAGGCAAAGGAAATTATGGACTACATTGAGAGTGAGCACAAAGGGGAGGGCAATCAGGCCAAGTTGATGGTGCTTACAAAGTCCAGAGCTCAGGACGGGGAAAAGGCCGACACGACCCAGTTTATCCCAGCCCAGCAGCAGGACGAAGGCAGTTGGTACAACCTTCATAACCAGTCTCTGACTGACATTGTTATTGCGCACAACTGGTTCAGGGCTCTCACTGCACTTCCAGACAATACTGGATTTGACACCAAGCGCATATTGAATGAATACGCAGTGGCAAAAAGCACTGTGATTGAGAACGAGCAGAGCGTCTTTGTTGACCTGATCAAAAGGGCTTACAGGGAACAGCAGGGCAGGGAGATTGACTTCGCATTTGTGAACACGCCTCCAGTGTACGATGACAGCTACAAATTCGTTTGGGAGATCAGGAGGGACAGGGGCGAAGAGTACGATGAAAAAGATCCGAGGCAGCAGATACTTATAACACCAAACGGCAATGTCACTGGCAACCAAAACGGAACTTATTGAGCTCGCCTTCACCAGAAGGATCACGGAAAGCAGGATACCAACCGACTATCTGGAGATTGCTCAGCACAAATATATCAGGCCAGTCCTCACTAAGGATCTGTATGATGACGTTGTAGCCAATCCGACTTCGTATGCAGCACTTCTGGAGTACATTAAACCAGTCATGGCATGGTTTGTCAGATACCTGATGCTGCCTGAGTTGAGGTTCGAGGTTTCAGATCTTGGAACTAACCAGTTGTCAATAAACAACTCAACACCCCTTTCAGACGAGGCGTTCGCACTTGTGCGCAATCAGGCACTGATAGCAGCAGAGGAGAGGGTAAGGATCTTGAATGAATACCTTGACGAACACCAGTCGCTTTACCCTCTTTACAGGAAGGTTGACAATGTAGCTGAGGATGTTGATATTATAGCTGGAATTGTAACGAGGAAAAGAAGCCCGTTTACATTCTATGACGCAGAGCCAAACGACTAAATAATTTTGCAATGAAAGAGATATTAAAATTAGCAGGAGGGATCGGATGTGACTTGGTCACAGGCACTTCAGAGTTCACGGCACGGAAGGGGAAGATCTTCAGTATTATTGCCAACGAGGATGACAGCAGGCTTCTCAGCATAAAGGAGCAGAGATCTGATGAGGTTGTCATTGAGGTCAAAGGCTCAGGCAGGAGCTATATGAGCGTCAAGAGGGTTGACACTGTTGTTTTGACTGGAACGTCAGGAACGGCAAACATCCTTTGCAACGGCATCACCCGACTTGCCACTTTTAACACCAGCCTCACCCAGACAGCAACTGACTTCGTCACGTCTCATGCGGCAGCGTACCTTGCGGCAGGTGTTGTTGTAACGTCAGATGGAGCAACCTTGACGTTCACCTCAACAGTGGCAGGGACAGACTTCACAGGCAACACGACTATCACAAACGCCACTACGAACCTTGCTGGCACTGCCACAATGAACGTTGTTGCCAACGTAAAGGCCTCTCTCAACAACAATAAGATGGTCGTGCCAGACTATCCGCTCTCAGCCTTTACTCCAGCAAAAGGATCATTTTGGGTGTATTACATAAGCTGACATGGACTACGTTGTTGATGCGGACAGGAGGGATATTGAGGCGTATGAGAATGACGACTTCAATCTCAGCTATAATATCAGCAAGTTCAACGAGAACACTGGTTTATGGGAGGACTATGACTTCACTTCGCATCAGCTGCACATGGTCATTTCGTCAGGATGCAGGGGTGTCGTAGCGGAATACTCAACAGAGGGGGCAGATCCCAAAATTGTCGCAGTAAATTCTATATTTGTCCTGACTGGGAACAGCCTTCCCAGAGGAGAGTTCGACTATGCGATCTATGCGAATGACGGCACTGGT